AAAGACCCCCTCAGAACCTGTCGCTAGGAAAAGGGGTACGCGTCTGGCGGAGGACTGGTGGCCGAACGAACAGGAGATCCAATTCGCTGTGCGAGAGCATTACTTGACTAACATGGAGTGGTCAGATCAGGCGCGACGGTTTAGAGACTACTGGATCGGCGTCAGCGGCCAGCGGGGGGTGAAGGTGAACTGGACGTCGACGTGGAAAAACTGGATCAGGAAGTGGCGTGACGAAAACCCGCATCTGAAAAAGGGTAATGGTCACGCCCATGTCGGCGTGCTGTAGTGGCGCCTAAAAAGGCAGACCCCTTCCTTCCGGAGGAGGACGCAATAATCGTCCACGAACGATTGAAAAACGGAAAGGATTTTCGTTCCTTAGGGAAACTGATTAACCGGCGAGCTGAGAGTGTCTGCGCGCGCTTCGCGAGGATTATGTGGCACCAAAACGGCGACGAGTACGTCGTGGTCGAAAAAAAATATAAAAAAATAGGTGCGACATTTAAAAAAGTTTTGAACAGAAACGATCTCAACGTCGGAGAGAGAAAGTGCCTCCACTGCCAGAAAAACTTTCTCAGCGAGTGGAAGGGAAATCGGATCTGTGGAAACTGTAAGAAAAAACTAGCCTTCCAAGGAGGAACGATGTGATGACTGAACCCATTTTTTTGTTCGCGGAAAAAATCGAGGCAATCGACGGTTTCCAGACTGCTATCGTTGTTGAAAATGACGGCGAAGAGGAGGCCTTGCACGCCTGCGAAATTTTCAACGTCGTCACTGTAGGGATCGACGATTGGGCGACACCGGAGGAAAATTCGGCGTTCGACGAGGATTTCAAAAATGTCGACAGGATTATTCTGGCGCTCGCCAACGACAGTGTCGGCGCCTATCTGACCGAGGAGGTGGCGCGCAGACTGGGAAAGGAGCGCTGCTACCGCGTCCACTGGCCTGAGGGCTGTTACGACAGCCGGACGACGATTTTCGATCACGGACAGGAAACGTTGAGGCAGTGCGTCGCAGACGCAGAGCCGTATCCGATAGACGGCGTTTACGCGCCGAATGCTCAGGATCTCGTACAGCTCCGCCGCCGTCCACTGGACAGGGGAGTTTCGACTGGGTGGGCTAACGTCGACGAGTTCTACCGCGTGCGACCAGGGACGTTAAGCGTGGTGACCGGCATACCCGGAATGGGTAAGTCCGAATGGCTCGACGCATTGATGATGAATATTGCGAAAACCGACGACTGGAAATTCGTGATCTGCTCTCTGGAACATGACCCTGAAGATCATGCAGGGAAACTGTTGGAAAAATACGTGTCCAAACCGTTTAGAGATTTCGGTTTCGGGACTATGACGGACGACGAGATCGTCACACATACACCGTGGATCGAAGAACATTTTAAATTTTTAGCGAACGATACGGAAGACGGCGCGACGCTCGACTGGATACTGGAACAGGCCCGACTTTTAATCAGCCGCCATGGCAGCCGAGGACTTGTTATCGATCCGTGGGGAGATCTCGAGCATAGGCGTCCGCCGGCTCAGACCGAAACTGAGTACACAGGCGAAACTCTGGCGCGACTCAGACGGTTCGCACGGAGAAACGGTATCGCGATCTGGCTTGTCGCGCACCCGAAAAAAATGGAGCGCCTGCACAAGACTGGTGAAATTCCCGTGCCCAGTCTGTACGACATCTCGGGATCCGCGCACTGGGCGAACAAGCCTGACGCTGGAATTGTCGTGCATCGAGCAGATATCAGCTCGACGATTACAGACATCCACGTCCGAAAGATCAAACTGAAACATCTCGGAAAGCCCGGCGCTGCTACGCTCGACTGGTCGAAAAAGACTGGAATTTACACACCGAACTGGGGAGAAAACTATGGATAAGAAGCGATGTGAAAAATGCTGCGTCACGTTCGACGTTCCTGACGCCTGGCCGCGAATGCAGCGGGAAACGCAGCAGTTTCGCTGCGAACAGATCGGCTGCGCGAGAAGCTACGCGACGAGGCAGATCAGGAGAAAAAATGAGACGCCCTATTGCAAAATGATAATTCTGCCGCACCAGAGGGAGGCGTGGGGGCTCTGATGTCAGTCCTAGCCGACAGCCCTCTGGCGATGCTTGCAGTCATAGCCGTACTGCTCGACGACGCAGGAGAAGTTAGCACCAAGATTTCACAGGAGCGCCTCTCAGAGGTTACGGCGCGGTTTAATTTAAGCTCGAGAGTGGACGAAGAGGGAAACCTGATTTTGATGCTGTCCCAGCTGACCTAAGGAGTAAAATGATGGCAGGAGTGAACAAAGTCATACTGATTGGAAATCTCGGTCGAGATCCTGAGGTGAACAACACGAAAAGCGGTGACCAGATAGTAAATCTGTCGGTAGCGACGAACGAGACATGGCGCGACCGCCAAACCGGCGAACGGAAGGAGCGGGTCGAATGGCATCGCGTCGCGATCTTTAATCAGAAACTGGGAGACATAGCGAAACAGTACCTGAAGAAAGGATCGAAAATTTACATAGAGGGACAGATCAGGACGAGGAAGTACGTGGGACAGGACGGTCAGGAAAAGTACACGACGGAAATTGTCCTGCAGAACTACCGCGGAGAGCTGGTGATGATGGACGAAAAACAGCATAAAACGACTGCTGTCGTAGAGCCGTATGTTTCTGCCGCGATCCAGAACTCAGATGATCTGGACGACGAAATACCGTTCTGAATTACAAATGCGTTGACAATTTTCAGCTTATGGCCCCATGCTGCAGTTTCTAGCCGCCGATTCGGCATCATTTTTCTCCCTGATTGGCCTCGCTCCCCCAAACGGGAGCGGGGTCTTTTTTTAAGGCGAGGAGGTCTAAAGTAGAACTTGGTAGACCAGGCAGGAAATAAAACAGGCGGCCGGAAAAAGGGAACGCCAAATCGTTTTCGCGCTGAGGCTGAGGCTGCGGCCGCGGCGCTAGGTATCACGCCATTACAATACATGCTGGAAATCATGGCTGACGGCACGGCAGAGCCTGAACGTCGGGACAGAATGGCTGCAGCAGCTGCGCCTTACGTTCACCCCAAACTGCAGAGCGTCGAGCATGCGGGCAGCATCGATCATCAGATCTCCCACGAAGAACGTCTGAAGGAGCTTGGGTGACCGACATCTCAGATCGAGAGAGAGAGATATTCACGAGGCTGCGTGACGATTTTGGTCATTTCGCACATAGGTGTTTGAAGATCCGCGCCAAAGGCGGCGGGATTATTCCGTTCGAGCTGAACACGATCCAGCATATGGTTCATAACCGCCTCGAGAAGCAGCGTCAGGAAACTGGACGGATCCGCGCGTTGATCCTGAAGGCTAGGCAGCCTGGGATCAGCACCTACGTTGAGGGGCGATATTACTGGCGGGTGACGCACCGCGACGGCGTGCGAGCCTTTATTCTGACTCACAAGCAGGACGCGACCGATAATCTGTTTACGATGGTCGACCGCTTCCACGAGATGAATCATCCTGAGGTGAAGCCCGTAACCGGTAGATCCAACGCGAAAGAGCTGCAGTTCCTGAAGCTGAACAGCGGGTACAAGGTCGGTACAGCTGGCGCTAGAGGTGTAGGCCGAAGTGACACGATCCAATATTTCCACGGGTCTGAGGTCGCTTATTGGGAGAACGCAGCCGAGCATGTAGACGGCGTTCTGCAGGCTGTACCGGAAGAGGACGAGACCGAGGTGATCTTGGAATCGACAGCTAACGGTCTCGGCGGCCTGTTCTATCAGATGGTGAAAGCCGCCGAACGTGGCGACAGCGACTACGATCTTATTTTCGTCGCATGGTTTATGCATCAAGAATATTCGCGACCAGTTCCACAGGGATGGCAGGCGCCTCAGAACTTTCAGGACTATCAGGAGATGCATAGCCTGACAGACGAGCAGACTTACTGGGCCTACGCGAAGAACCGTCAGTTCACGCAGGCTCTGAGCCAAGACAGCGATGCGATCTCTTGGAAATTCCGGCAGGAGTACCCTGCAACGCCGGAAGAAGCCTTTCAGACTGGCAGCGACGAAACCTTCATCAGGTCTGATGTGGTGTACAAGGCGCGGAAAAACGAGGTATATCCGTCCACTGACCAGCCGATCGTAGTCGGGATCGATCTGGCCCGCGGTGGCGCGGATAAGACAAGGATGCTCGATCGTCAGGGCAGGAAGATAGGTGGCTTCGTCGATATTGAGATGGACACCGATAATGAAATGGAAATCGTCGGCCACATAGGAAAGATGATCGAGCGCGTGAACCCTACCAAGATCCACATCGACGTCACTGGTATGGGTGGCGGCGTCCGCGACCGCCTGCGAGAGATGCACGACCCGAACCTGATCGTGGGGATAGAGTTCGGATCTCAAGCTCTGGAGAAGGGTTCCTACGCCAACAAGCGCGCAGAGATGTGGTGTGAACTGCGCGACTGGCTGTCAGATCCAGCCGGCGTCGACATACCCGACGATGACAGTCTGCATACGCAGTTGTGCGCTCCGATATGGGGTCGAGGAGCCACCCGTTATGATAGTAACTCGCGGGTGCTTCTGGAGCCAAAAGAGCACATTAAGGAAAGGCTGGGCTTCTCCCCTGATGGAGGTGATGCTGCGGCCCTTACGTTCGCAATGCCGGTAACGCCGAGGCGCAGCCGGATAGAGTATCCACACGATAGCCAAATGGGGATTGTTTGATGGCAGAACTAGGCGTCAAAGAAGCAAAGGCAGCTGCCGCTGCACAGGAATCTAACGAAACGGCGATGGGGAAAGCATTCGCCGCCGCCCTCAAGGGCAACCCGCCGGTATCAGTGAAACTGAAGCGGGTCAACGGGCCGACCTATCGAGACGGATACGTCTACGATGAGCAGAAGATCGAAACCTATGAGCAGGCGCTGCTGCGCCCCATAAATCTTGCAATGTGTGGTGAGCTGGCCCACGCTTTAGGTGAGGCACCAAGTGATGCGCCGCTCGTGATTTCAGTTAACGGCAAACAGATGATGGTGGATGGCCACATCTCGATCGAACCGATCGATGGTTGCGTGGTGCTCAAAATAGAAGCGCCAAAGGAAAAGGCATCCAAACGCGCGAAAGAGGCTAAATAGCATGGCGATGGGCATTCTGGAGAGGGAAGAGTTCAAGCGGATGGAGGCGCGCCTGTCACATCTGGAGCAGCTAATGCAGCAGATGATGGACCCAGACAGCGTCGCCTCAGAACCTGAAGGTAGCGGCAGGGCTCAAATTCGTCACACTGGGTTTGGCAGATGGGACGTGCTGTACGACGGTGAGCGCGTGTCGGTCAGCGAAAACGAAAATTCGGAAATGATCGTACAGAGCCATTGGCGCACGAAAGATGGCGCCGAGCTAAAGGCGGCACAATTGAATGGCTAAACGGCACGCTGACAACGAGGAGCTATCTCACAGCGATATCGAGACTATCGTTGGGCACGAGGTCTTGTCTTCAGTCGGCTACATTGACGGCACTATCAGCCGTGAACGTTCCAACGC